ACAACCTAATGAAATATCGTCAATCAGTTCCCCAATTGACGATAAACCGTTTATAGCACTTTAACACAGTAAAGCGTTACTGTGCTACACATTGTTAAATTATTCACAGAGGGCTATCACCTCTATCATGCGTAGTATACCACAACAGTGTGTCGTTGTCAATATCAATTTTACTTATGACAGGTATAAAAAGAAGCGATAGCGGATTGTAAACTTTTCCTTGCTTCCGCACCATTATGGCTGTACAATATCAATAGGAGGTGACATCATGTCCAAAACATTCTATCGTGTGGTCCATCCGTCCGGCCAGTTCGTTTGTGATGGCGATTATCAGCCCAAACGATACTGGTCATTGGAGGAAGCAATACAGCGGGCCCGCGTCATGTCAGCAATCTATGAGAAACCGATTGAGATACGCAAGTTTCCCGACCCATATATAACAAGGAGGTTTATCGATGTCCGACAATAAAACATGGGAAGTTATCTTCCAGCATAAAAACGGGGCGCTATACTTCTGGCGGTACTCCGGACAGCGCCCGCCCACAGTGGCGCAGATCGTAGACGCCATGCCCGATGGTAAATGGGCATTCATTCAAATGCGGGAGGTGGTTTGCACATGGCGCGAGCGATAAGACGTAAACCGTTCAAATTCACATATGATATTGCGGCCTATTCCCTGGTTTCCGATATGCGGGAGACTCATACCCGCAAGGAGTTATTGGCAGAATATAATCGTATGCGGGCCGAGGCGCTGTCCCGGATGAAAGAGTTAAAAAACTCCGAATATGTAAACAGTGCTCAATACCTAACCAATAAAGGACGTTTCCGGGGCGGTTCTAAGATGAACAAAACAGAGCTTGCACATGCTATGCGGGACGCGGCCCGGTTCTTATCCGCAAGCACTTCCACAGTGCAGGGTATGCGCGAGTATGAGCGCAAATCTGTGGCAACGTGGCGCGAAAAGTACGGGTATACATTTCTGAACAAGAACAACATAGCAGACTGGGGATATTTCATTGAATGGGTAAAAGCGACCAACCCCGACCCCTATGAAATTGACGAAGTGGCCGCGCAGTTCCAGCAGATGGAGCGTTACCGCAAGAAGTCCCCGGAACAACAGGCAAAGGCGCGGGAAGACACCCGTCAAGCGTTCGAGGAATTCCGCGAATATCGGAAATTCCGTGCTGAACAAGTGGAAGCTACGCGCCGTTTCGGCACAGATCGCGTATCTTCCGCTGACTTACGAAACAGAGGTTATTAACTATGAAATACTACACCACGGCGGATTTCCCGTTATCCACAATTAAAAACTGTGATATCGAGCGCCGTAGTGTAGGCAATCAGGGCACCATCGCCCGGCGCGTATACAAGCAAATGTTGACCGGCTTTGACATAGAAACAACCCGCATTCCCTCCGAAGATCAATCCTTTATGTACGTTTGGCAATGGTATTTTGAGGGGGTGGGAGTTGTCATAGGCCGCACATGGCGCGAACTCCGGCTATTTATTATGCAGATTGAGGCAGTTCTTGACAAAGCTATGCTGGTGGTGCTGGTCCATAATCTATCATACGAATTTCAATTTCTCCGTGCAGTTCATGAATGGAAGACGGACGAGGTATTTGCCGTCAAGTCCCGGCGCGTCCTCAAAGCTACCATGAACAATAAGCTTGAATTCCGGTGTACCATGCTCCATTCTAATATGTCCCTTTCCACCTGGACAGCCAAAATGGGCGTTGAGCACGGCAAGCTTTCCGGCGATGATTTCAACTACGATATCATGCGCTATCCGGACACCCCGCTTTCCGAAACGGAACTTGCATACATCACAAATGACGTGGTGGGTATGGTCGAAGCCTACCGCGCCGAAATGGAGCGAGACAGTGACAATCTCTACAAAATCCCTCTCACTTCCACCGGCTACGTACGCGCAGACAGCAAGCGCGCCATGCGCAACAGCGGCAAGGTGGTCAAGACCATATTGCCGGACTATGACATATACAAAATACTCCGCAAGGCGTTTCGCGGCGGCAACACACACGCCAATAGATATTATTCCGGTATGATACTTGAAAATGTCAAGTCGGCAGATCGTTCCAGCAGTTACCCGGACGTGATTTGCAATTGTAAATTCCCCATGACCAAATTCCGGGAGATCGTCAATCCTGATATCTGGAAAGTTGAAAAGATGATGAAAGACCGCCGGGCGCTGGTTTTCACCATTCTGCTCCACGATGTGGAGCTTTCCGACCCCTACAATGGTTTCCCTTATATCAGCGTTGCAAAGTGCGCGGCCTGTGTCCGGTCGGGTAACGATAACGGTCGCGTTCTGAACGCTGACTTTATCGAAATGACAGTAACCGATATAGACTGGCGTATTATCAAAAAGCAATACGAATTTTCTGATGTTCAGGTTACGAAAGCCTACTGGAGTCATTACGGCTATCTCCCCCGCGCTCTGATCGTGAACACAATAGACTATTACACCAAGAAAACCAGTCTGAAAGGCGTGGACGGTCAGCAGTTACTTTACGACAAGTCAAAAAACCTATTGAATGGTATATACGGCATGATGGCACAAGACCCGGTTAAGCAGGATATTATCTACCATGAGGGCACCGGCGAGTTTACCGAGGATGACGCACCGCCCGAAAGTCTGCTTGCGGAGTTTTCCAAACACGCTTTTCTTGCCTACCAGTGGGGCGTCTGGATAACCGCATGGGCGCGCCTGCGGCTCCAGGAGGGCATAGACCTATGCGGTCATAATTGCGTATATGTGGATACCGACAGCTGTAAATATCTGGGTGAAGTTGACTGGACAGCCTATAACCGCAAGCGCGTCCGTGCCAGCGCCCAGAGTGGGGCATACGCAACGGACCCACACGGAAAGCGTCACTATATGGGCGTATTTGAGGGCGAGGAGACATACACCAAGTTTAAGACGTTAGGCGCAAAGAAGTATGTGTTTGAACACGCTGACGGCAAGCTTCAAGTCACAATTGCAGGCGTCAACAAAAAGAAAGGCGGAGCGGAGCTTTCCCGCCGTGGCGGTATTGAAGCATTCCGGGAGGGCTTTACGTTCATAGACGCGGGAGGCACCGAGAGCGTATACAATGACTCCACGCCATACGCGGAGCGTGTTTTAAACGGCCACAAAATCGAAATGTCCCCGAATATCTGCATACGGCCCAGCACGTACACCGTTTCCCTCACGGATGAATACAGAAATTTGTTAGAAACTTGCAAAATTTCTGTTGACAATTTGTAACAGATATGTTAATGTAATAGTATCAACAAAAAGGAGCCTATAACATGAAATGTTTAATCGCGTGTGAGGAAAGTCAGCGGGTATGCACCGCTTTCCGCCGTGTGGGGTGGGAGGCATATAGTTGTGATATTCAAGAATGTTCCGGAGGACACCCCGAATGGCATATAAAAGGAGACGTTTTGTCAATTATTGGCGGGGGCGCTTTTACGACAGAAGCAGGTGAGAGGCACGAGGTGACATTCTGGGATTTGATTATCGCGCACCCGCCCTGCACTTATTTGACGGTGGCTGGAAATCGGTGGTTTAACGTAGAGCGTTATGGCGCTCGTGCAATAGCCAGGAAAACGGCACGGGAGGAAGCGATTGTATTTTTTATGCGTCTGGCCGAGGCAGAATGCAAACACGTTGCAATAGAAAATCCCGTGGGAATAATGTCAAGCGTTTATCGAAAACCGGATCAGATAATTCAGCCGTATTATTTCGGTGATAGAGCGCGAAAAGGTACTTGCCTATGGTTAAAGAACCTGCCCCCCGCTGGTTCCCACAAATATGGTTGACCCCGGGGAAATTCTGCCTGGGGGTTATAGTTCAGGGGCTTGTGCAAATTATGCGCGTGATGAAAACGGGAAAATCTTGTCATGGAACGATCCGCGCACGGCAAAGGCAAGAAGTAAAACATTTCCTGGAATAGCCGCGGCGATGGCCGAACAGTGGGGGAGCCTTTTCAAAGAATAAGTTTAATCTGTCTGACCCTATCGGACATATACGGGGGAGAAAGTGAGAACATTATGAGCAAGACATTGACCCTGACCATCTTTGCAAAGACCCGCAAGACCAAGGACGGCCGCGAGTTCAAGACCTTTTTCACCACCCTGCCGAACGGCGAAAAGGTGAAAGCCAAGTTCCAGCGCGACTGTGGGGAGCCCAAGCAGTTTCCCTGCAACATCGATCTAATGCAGGGCGGTTGCAATCTGTCCACGGAGAAGTACACCCGCACTGTCGAGGACAACAAGATTGACCCCTCCACCGGCGAGGTAGTCGGCACCGAAACCGTGCAGGAGAAAGCCGAAGACAAGGTGCTTTGGATTTCCGCGTGGGCCTACTCCGCCGAGGAATACCGTGACAGCTCTATGGACGAGTTCTTTTAAGGAGGTATCAGCATGACGGTCACTTTTCTGACTGACAATATTAAGATGGGCCGCACGGGTATTTCCTATCCGTTTGTGCTGGAAGTTCCCGAGTTCGGCCAGATCGCCGGAAGAGTGACCGAGACACAGCGGGGCGCCACGTCTGTGGCGTTCCCCGCCGGTGTAAGGTCACTTTCCGCCGTAGCGGGGTTTATTCTCTGTGAATTTCAGAAGCAGGTGAACTCCGAGTGAAGATATTTGCACCAAACGGTTATCTGGATATGGAAAAGATCATATCCAGCCCGTACCATTTCATTATGGTACTGACAGGCCGGGGCACCGGAAAGACTTTCGGCGCTCTTGACTATCTCCGTAAACGCGCCACCAAGGGCGACCGGTTCATGTACTTCCGCCGTCTGCAAACACAGATTGACATAGTGGCAAAACCGGAGTTTTCCCCCTTTAAGAAGCTGGACGCGGTACGTCATACGGTCACAGATGTAAAAAGCCTGTCGAAGCAGACCGCCGGCTTCTACGATGATAGTACCGGGGATTTGCTGGGCTATGCGGCGGCTGTCTCCACGTTTGCCAACCTGCGCGGATTTGATGGTTCCGATATAGGCACGATCTTATTTGAGGAATGTATACCGAAGCTTTACGAGTCTAAAATCCGTGACGAGGGCGCGGCTCTGATGGACGCCTATGAGACGATCAACCGTAACCGCGAATTGGAGGGTGACGAGCCTGTGAAGCTGGTATGTATCGGAAACAGTAACAATTCCGGTGCAGACCTTTTGTGCTATCTCAATCTTGTTTCCCGCGTTGAGAAGATGAAGAAGAATGGTACAATGGTCTACACGGACCCCGCGCGGTCCCTGCTTCTAATCGTCCTGAAAGACTCCCCGATGGGTGAAAAGAAAGCAGATACAGCCCTTTACCGATTTTTAGGACGCGAGAGCGACTATGCCAAGGCGGCACTGGACAACGAGCCGCCGGAGGAATGGGGCGAGTTTACCGGAAAACTCCCATTAAAGGAGCTGTCCCCGGTTGTGTCTGTCGGCGAGATCACGGTCTATCGTCACAAGTCCCGCCACACACTCTATGTATCCACGCACAAGCAGGGAAGCCCGCCCACCTACGGCACCGGGCAGAACGACATGAAGCGTGTCAAGACCCTGTATCGCTGGATATGGCAAGCATATATTACACAGCAAGTCATTTTTGAGGAAACAGTCTGCGAAATTCTATTTACCAAGTATTTTAGTTAAGGAGGAATATAACAATGGCAAAGAACAAATGGGATCAGTTATGGCATGATCTGGACAAACGTTGCGGCGAGCTGGACACCATTCCTAATCCGACCGCGGAGGAAACCGGTGCCAGAGCGGCGTTTAGGGAGTGCATGGCTATGATGGAGGCATTAGAAAAAAAGCTTGACAAATCCTAAACCATGCGCTATACTTATCGCAAGATGGGCGGTGGGTGTCCATATGCAATCGCCGGAAGCGAGGACGCGCACCGGGCACGGTGCATGAGCCCACCGCCCTATCATATTATAATTGGAGGGTTCACACCATGAAAGTATACCTGATTTGTGTTTTGGCCTTTATTCTGGCCGATATCCTGACCGGGCTGGTCAAGTCCCTTTATGAAAAAGACTTCAAGTCCTCTGTTATGCGTCAGGGCCTTTTCCACAAGGCTGGCGAGTTGATGGTGCTGGGCCTGTTGTATGGCGTGGAGTATGCGGCTCCCATGCTGGGTATCACGTTCGAGTTGCCCACATTCCGCGCCGGGGCATGCTATTGCATTCTGATGGAAGTAGGAAGCATTATTGAAAACATCAGACCATTCACCCCGGCGCTTTCCTCACTGTTACGAAAGGAAGATGAAGACAATGGCGATTGACGTTTATCTGTCCCCGGCATATCACCGGCAAAATAACTGCTGTTACCATCGGCAGGACGGCAAGCCCTGCTATGAGACACTGCACAACAACGAGTATCTGGACGTGCTGGAAAAGTTCCTGACGGCAAACAAGATCACCTACGCGCGCGGCCCGCGCCGTGTTCCCATGTCAGACGAGAATGGCACAGAGCTGATGAACAGGGCTATTGCGGAAAGCAATAAGCTGAACGCAAAGGTTCATTTCGTAAGCCACACCAACGCTAGCAGTAACGGCACCGCTAGTGGATACCATCCTATGTATTATGCACACAGCGATAACGGAAAGAAACTCTGTGAGCTGTTCGCCAAGTATCGCCGGGAGGTGTATCCCGGTACGGTGAAGTGCGTACCCCGCCCCAGTGGCTACGGCGGCAATCTGGCGGAGCTACGAAACACCAACGCTGTCTGTATCTATCAGGAACACGTGTTTCACGACAACGCGCAGGATGTCGCATGGTTCCACACGCATATGGCGGATATCGCCCGCGCCGATACAAAGGCGCTGTGTGAGTGGTTTGGTAAGACCTACGTGGAGCCGGAACACGATGAACAGGAAACAAGCGCGCCGCGGTTCGGGCTGGATTATTCCAAGTCGGATGGATTTAGCTGGTATGTTGACGGCATTGAGACTACACCGCGCGGCTTTATGGACGCGCTGACAAGTTTGATGGAGGATTAACATGAATTATTCGGATATTATCGCGTTGGCCCGAGCGGGGTTCACGGCCCAGCAGATAGCGCAGATGTCGCAGGCGGAGCAGGAGCCGGCTCCCGCGCCGGTTCAGCAGGAACCTACCCCTGCACCGGTTCAGCAGGAACCTACCCCTGCACCGGTTCAGCAGACGCCGGACCAGTTGTCCGCGATCCTTGCAGAAATGCAGACGCTTAAGCAGACCATGCAGGCACAGAACAGGCAGAATGCGGAGCTTATCCCGCCCGCGCCGCAGAGCGCGCAGGATATCCTGTCAAGTATTATCGCCCCGCCGAAGAAGAACGGGGAGAAATAATAAGGAGGTAATACAATATGAATAGCATGACCTTTTCCCAGGCGGCGACCGTTCTGACCGATATCGTCAAACAGGCGACCGGCCAGGAAGCGATCACCGCGATCACCACGCCGCAGGATTTTGTGGCTGTGGCACAGACCGCGCTGAAAACGGGCTATGACCCCGTTATCAACGCAATTTCCCAGAGTTGGAGTCGCACGATCTTTTCCGTACGCGACTACCGGACACCCATGGACTCCCTGATGATGGATATGCCCCGCTATGGTAACGCCCTGCGGAAGCTGTCCCCCGTCAGCGGCGAGATGGTGGACGATGCTCGGTACAAGTATCCCGTGTCATACGATGCCACCAAGACCGGCAATCCTTTGGGTAACGGCGAGAGCGTGGATATGTACACCATTAAAAAGCAGGAAGTGCTCCAGACAAACTTTTATGGTACTGCTGTGTATGAACAGCATTACACCATGTTCCGCGATCAGTTCGACGCGGCCTTTGAGAGCGCCGACGAGTTCAGCCGCTACAATGCTATGTGCATGACGGAGCGCATGAATGACCGTGAGAGCTACAAGGAAAGCATTGGCCGCGGCATTCAGGCTAACTTTATCGGCGGCCTGCTGTCCGAGAACAACGCAAGTCGCGTTATCCATCTTCTGACCGAGTACAACACGGCCACCGGCCTGACTCTGACCGCACAGACCGTATATCAGCCCAGCAATTTTGCGCCCTTTATGCGCTGGGTCTATGCGCGTATCAAGACGATCTCCCGAATGTTCGCGGAGCGTTCCCAGATGTTCCAGACCGGTATCAACGCAAAGCCCGTCCTGCGGCATACCAATCCCGAAAACCTGCGTATCGCGCTGTATGCGCCTGCGATGGACCAGATGAACGCCATGGTGCTGTCTGACACCTACAATGATAACTATCTCCAGTATGCGACCTATGAGGCGGTAAACTTCTGGCAGAGCATCGAGACGCCCGACACTGTCAAGATCGCACCCGTGTACACCGATACCACCGGCGCGTTGAAGCAGGTGGAAGTGGCATCGCCTGTGGAGAAGGCGGGAATTTTCGGCATTATCCATGATCGTGACGCGCTGGGCTACGCGATCGTGAATGACTGGGCCCAGCCCACCCCGTTCAACGCGCACGGCGGCTACTGGAATGACTTTTATCATTCTACGTTCAAGACCATTTCCGATAATACCGAAAAAGCCTGCGTCCTGTTGCTGGACTAATTGGCGTTAAGGGAGTCCGGGCAACCGGGCTCCCTTTGGAGGAAAGTATATGAGCTTCAAAGTCAGACTCTATACAATCGAAAAATACGACCGGAGCACGAAACAGCCGACAGGGACCGGAAAAGAGTATGAATGCCTTGCAAACAGCCGTATGACCAAGGAGTCTGCGGCTGGCTACCGGGGACGCGGTGAGCGTATACAATTATGTATATGTGCCCTCTGTGGACCGGTATTATTTCGTCAACGAGTGGACCTACTCCCGCGGCCTGTGGGAAGCAGATTGCGCTGTTGACGTGCTGGCCAGTTGGAAAAGCTATATCGGCGACAGTACGCTGTATGTGTTGCGATCTGCGGCGCAGTCGAACGGTGCTGTTATCGATATGGCGTATCCTACCACGGCGGAGCTGTCCGTTGTGCAAAAAACATTCACTCTGGCGGACAGCGATCAGTTGCCGTGGAAGTATGACGGCTCAAGCGGCGGTTATATCGTGGGCATTGTTGGCTATGGCGGGGCGGTGGGCTACTGGTACATGCCCGGGCAGGTCTATGGTAATTTCATGAACCAGTTGTTTAACCCCACTGTCTATGATCTCCAAGCGGAGCAGGAAAAGCGGGATTTTAACCCCATTCAGTATGTGGTATCGGTCATGTATGTGCCGTTCACAATGTCCCCACCCGGCACCACTTCCGTTAAGGTGGGCTGGTGGACGCTGGATAGTATTTCTGCGTGGTATCTCGGGAGCGCTGATTTCCAGATAATGAGTTCAGGGAATATAGCAGTTCCGAAGCACCCGCAGGCGAGTCGCGGCAAGTACATGAATACCGGTAACTTTTCCAGCTATGCCCTACAGCTCCCCTGTTTTGGCGTTGTGGAAATTCCCCCGGCTCTGGTGCAGGACAGTACCACAATTTCTGTAGATATTCAGATAGAGCTTGCCACGGGCTCTGGCATTCTGACGGTAAAGGCGTCTGGACGGACACAGCCGATTATCATTCAGGAAACGCAGGTCGGTTGCCCGGTGCAGATCAGCCAGATAACCGGCGGGTTCCTGTCGAATGCGGCCCGGGCAATCACTACGGC